CGAACCCCCTACTGTTCCAGAACCGGTAAAATTATCTACGTCGAAATACACAGCACCTAATCTGTCAATATAAGTGCGAGTACCGATAATAAACCTCGCTGTATTTTGCACCAATTGCTCGGCGAATCCAGGGGTCAGATCGAACCTGATTTCATTGACTGTGTACACCTCAGACACACTAGTAGAAGATGTAGAGTTACGCCACTTTACGTTTACGTAGTATCCTGTAAGTGGGAAGGTTGCCGTGGCAGGGCTGACGCCAAAACCTGTCTGAACGTACCTATAGCTGCCTCTAGTGACGCCCGCCGACCCTCCTGTGGTGACCAAATCTTCGCGGTAAACGCCTGTGGCGTTAAGGCCAAAAACGGGGTTTGGGATGTTAATTGACAAGTCTGGATCTAAGGTGAGAGTGGCTGTTGAGTAGTTGATGGAGCCCGGATGTGCACCACCTGTTAGCAACTTCAACCCACCCGCGCCGTTGTCCACTACTTTAGCCACAGACTCTCTCACCCAAGCTGCAGGCGGTGGAATTGTACTGATTTGGGGAAATGATACACCCGTAGCCACTACTCCCCAAGTAACTTCCACTGACTTCGGTATGACGGGGCCTCCTGGAAGTGCAATAACTGCGTCACCAGAACCATTCAGAGTTGGGTTGTCAAACCTTTGCTCCGAAGTTGTGCTGCCGAATTGATACGCGCAAGTGATCTGGGTACCTTTGGCTACAAGTAAAGTTGTTGAGATGCTCACCGTACCAGAAGCGTAATTCACTACACCAGTTGCGTCACCGGTAATTAAACCTGCTCCATTGTCCGTTGCAGTTTTACTGACAGCCCCGACAACCCAAGTTAGGGTCAAAGTTCCTGCATTAATTTGCGTGTGTCCAAGCTGTATGTCTATTTTGGATGCGGGTACTGTAAGAGTAGACCTGTCGAATACCGTACTTTTCTTGCCCCAAGCGAATATAATCTCGCTACCCGCATCGGGTAAGGCCCCGGCAGTCAGGATCACAGACCCTGTGCTGAAGCTGACTGTACCTGAGCCAAACGCTGCGTCGGATCCCTTAACCGCTCCGTCCCCTGCGTCTCGAAGGTAGTATACTTTACCCTGCGCTTGGTAACTTACCGACAATGTTCCCGGTGCTGGGATTGGGCTGAGATTGATCGTGTAGGTATATCCCCGCGAACCTTGGGTTACGCTTATTGAAGCTGTATCACTGACTTTAAGGGGCGCGGCGGCGGGTTTGAACGAGAAGCTCTTGGATCCTGTGTGCGTGAAAGTGTTGACGTTAAAGGTGAGCAACCCTTTGTCGTATTCGACGATGCCTACGTCCGTGGAACCGCTCTTCAAAACGCCTGCAGAGTCAGTTACCGTATTGGCTCCCGCTATCAGCAACAGGCTACCGGGTAGAATTGGGGTGCCTATGTGGAACTTAGAGCCTGGAGATATCGTAACATTGGACACTTCGTTTACGACGACTCCAGCAGGTGCATAAATACTAGCTACACTGGCTGCTGTGAGGTCGGTCATCGGCGTCTCCGACTGCGCAGACGGCACTAGCTGGGTGAATACGCTTTCGCCAAGTACGGACGCGTCGTTTATGGCAGCAGACGCCGTCATGCGCACAGCTCCGTAGTAACTCGCCGCATCGGCTACCCTGGTGTCTCGGCACACCGCAGAACCTTGGGCTCCAGCCTCAAACTGCTGCACCGTTGGGCCGTTAAACGTGTGTCGTAGAGGGTCGCTTATTTCTATTGTCAGAACTTTTCGAGTTAAATCTTTACCTTCGACCGTAAATATACGCTCTACGGAAGTTACTTTTGTGACCCGTACATACTGTTCGTATTCCGTCCCCAAACCCTCAAATTGTACTAAATCCAGACCTTGTCCAACTTTCGGCTCCTCGTCCGTTAGGCGAACTGCCAGCTGTATAGCTCGCTGCCCTTCTAATTGTGTTTCCAGCAAATGACCTGGCCACTTAGGGCCTCTAGCTAGATATCGTTCGATTTTATCACGAGCAGCTAGCCTACGGTCGAACCAATCAGCCGTGCTAAAAAGTGTGACGCTGACTTTGGGATCCACAGGTACTTTTGTGATGATAGCGTGACTGCCAAAATAAGAGTCCACATCTAGAGTTGTGACCGCAGCGAAAGTCTTTCTCAAACTTACTCTGCCATAAGTTCTGTCTAGTTCTGATATATCTGGGAACAGATTATTCGATACTCCGTCAACAACTTCCGAAGACGTCATTGCGCCTCCTCCATCGTCCGTATCCAAAAGCACTTGGGACTTAAGTAATTTGATGTCGTTCGATTGAATAGTCATATTGGAACCTCTAAGAATTTCAGAGAAACACTGAAATAATCTGAATTATCGTGCCCTGGGAAACCTTTTACCGGTCTAGAAGTTACTGGTGTAGAGTCATGAGAAAACGTCACTAGGAATTGTCTGTTATCAGTTGGGTACTCAAATATCAATTTGAATTTCCTACCTGAATACCCCGCCCAATCTTTCAACTTTTGTACAACTGCTCTAGTAACCCAGGCCATGTCCTGCTCAGCGGTTAGAGTGAACGGTCTTCCAGCCAGTCTGACGCCTTGCTCTATTACAAGAGCCCCCGTCAATGTATATCCGTTTACAGCGACCACCTGTGACCACTCAAATTCGTCAGACCAGAGTAAGTCGTTTGGGAGTGTAAGCTCCTCAAGCGTTGTTTGGTCTATAAGTTTCACGACACCCCCTTCGCCTGCGCTAGTATGGCAAGAAACGCTGTTTGATCTGATTGGTCTATCTGCGCAGTGACAGACCTCCCCCCTAAATTGAAGTTGACGTCTATTTTACCTTTACTTACTGTATCTGGTGAAGCAGATCTAGGTGCTGAGACTGGTTTCGGAGCTGGTGGCGGTTGTATTGCCTGAGAGAGTTGTACAGACCCCCCAAGCTGCGCTTGCCCTGTTAATTTATCCGAGCGCTTACGCTCTAAGTAATCTTCTGCTGCGTTGCGAAGACCAGTCGAGAACGTCTCGAACGGGCCGCGTTTGTACTGAGGTGGTAGGCGAGGGTTTCGTTTACTGTCAAAGAATAAATCGGCTATGCGAGCCGCTTCTTCGTCAGGTACTCCATAACCTTTGAGAATACCTATAGAAGACAACTTAGATTCAATTATGATTCCCCCAGAGCCGCTGGCTCCAAACGTGTCCGCTGGATTTGCTTTCGCATCTGGCCCCAAAGATTGACCAGGAGACCTGACACCCGTTGGCGAGCGTATTCCATCAGGTGAGCGCACACCTGCTGACTTCTCACCCGCGCCCGCTGCAGAACCGAAGCTTCCTGCCAGCGCGTTCGTAGCTGCCGCCGCGCTGGCCATCGCCTGTACAGCAGTCTTCCCTGTTTTATCTACTTGTATCTCCAAACCTTTGGCGGCGGCCTCTGCTCTCAAAAACTCACTGGCGACTCCACCGTTGGCTGCTATCGCAGCTTCGGCGTATTTACCGAAGGCCGTCTGTAATTGAATGCTCGTGGCTTTACCAGAATTCTCCAAAGTTGTGAAAGCTCGAGAATAATTAGTCAGAAGTTTCTGTGCTTCTTCTCTTGTCTGAAGGCCGAATGTTTTAAATGCTTCATTTACTGAATTGATGCCAGGCTTCAGAGCGTCCAATTTAGCCTTTGCAGCTTCCAACCCGTCAGAAAGCTGTGCACCAGTTACTTTACCAGCTTCTCCCAGCTCGCGCCAAAGTTTTATAAGGTCTTGCACTTCCACGGGATTTTTAGCTTTTGCGAGTAACGCTGCGAGACTGTCCGCTATCAACTTGCTAGCGTCTACTCCCGAAGTCTTCAACTGCTCAAAATTTGCAGCGAACTCGACCACAGATTTCTTGTTTTTATCAAACTCTGCACTTACTGTCTTCAAGCTTCCAGCCAGCTCCACTCCCAGTGTTTTAGAGGACGCGGCTGTCAATTCTAATATTCTAGCCTTTACATACTCTGCTGAAGCCCCTGCCTTCTCTAAACCCCCTATAAACGCAGAACGGAATTCGCTGAGTTGTACACCGTTCAGTTTGGATATGGCGTCTGGTAAGTTTTTAGCTATACCTTCTGCAGCTTCTTTACTGCGCGCCGCAACTGCTCCCATCGCTGCACCAAGTTGAGCCACTGTTTCTGCAACCGCCGGTAGACGCACCCCAGATTCTTTGGCTAGGTCTGTGAAAGCCTTGGCCACTTCATTAGCGGCGGTGCTGACCGACACAATGGCCGCTCCGCCTGCACCGGCGAATATCTGCAGACGTTGTTGAGCTTGATCTGCGGCAGCTGTTATTGACCTGACAAGGCTAACAGCTTCGTCCGAAGAAGCGGCAATTTTAGAGCCGCTGTCAGTAGCTGTTGCGGCTAGCAGCTGCAACTCTTTACTGGAAGTTTGCGCGGCTGTTACTAGGGTCTGTGAAGACTGCACAGCCGCCTGTCCAACTCCTGCTTGCGCGTCTGCCGCTCTTTTGGCTGCATCTATTTGGTAGTTTGCAGATGCTTCTGCCAGTTTGGAGGTGGACTGTGTAGTGGCTTCTAGCGCGGCTATTGTTGAAGATTGAAACGTTAGAACTTGCTGCTGGGCTTTGTCTGAGAATTGTTTTGATGATAAGAATAAACTGTCTGCAAGCCCAGTCAGCTCTTTCTTCAGTTCTCCGAACGTCAAATACGACACTCCCTTCACTACGGTCGCGAAAAACAATTCAACGATAGAAGCCGCTTCGGTGAACGCGAAGCCTATAACTTTCACTCCGTCTGCCAATGCCCCGACGATCACTGACACACCCTGAAGCGTCCGAGTCAGGAAAGAAACGTCGTCCGAGGCTCCTCCCGGCCCTAATCCCGTAAATGTCCCAACTACCCCAGACGCAACCTTACCTAGAGTCTCCAGTGTAGAGAAGGCTTCTCCAGCTGCAGTTATGAGAGTTCGGAACGTAACTCCAACTGTTTCGTACAGCTGCTCAAATGCAGATTTGACGGCTTGTACAAACTGCGGGTCAAGACCTTGTAGTCCAGCTTTGACGCTCTCGACCGCACTCAGCAAGTCTTTTAGTACCTGGCTCAGGCCGGAGTTAATGCCAGACTCCCCTATGTCAACAAAGAATAATTTAAGTTCGTTCTTGAGTAAATTTATTCTACCTTGAAGAGTCTCAGCGTTGCGAGCTGCATCACCAGCAAATGCTTTTTGCAAAGCAGGGCCAAAAGCGCTCAAAAACTCCGTGGAGTCTAGACCAGCCTCCGTCAACTTTTGTAACTTAGCGACTGTCACTCCCATAGAGTCCGCGGCTATCTTGAGTACTCCAGGTAGCCTATCGCCAAGCTGGCCCCGAAGCTCTTCCATTTGTACCACGCCTTTAGAGGCTATCTGGGTAAGCGCTTCGAAAGTTCCTTGAGTTTTTTCGTTGGATAAATTAAGAGCTGCAGAAGCCTGACTTACCCCGAGAAACACATCCCGAGTGGCTTTACCCTCCAAAGCTGTACCTTTTGTAGCCGCTGCGAAACTGGCGAATCCTTGGGCAGCTCCTAGTAAATAT